ACTGCGGATGTTTATTGAGCCGACACTAGAGTTAGACCTTGGACTACTAGAGCAGCACCTTGAAGATACCAAGGAGCGCAAGGACAAGTTGTTGCGTGATGCCAATGTCACCGACAAGAAAGACCTGATGTCTAATCAGAAGTTCGCTGACATGCTAAGAGCCTTGGGTGTCGAGCCGCCGATGAAGATAAGCATGACAACAGGCAAAGAGACTTACGCATTTGCGAAGTCCGACGAAGATTTCAAAGCACTACAAGAACATGACGACGACAGAGTTCAGTCGTTGATCGCTGCACGTTTGGGTAACAAAAGTACCCTTGAGGAAACACGTACAGAGAGGTTCATAGATATTGCTAAACGCGGTACACTTCCTGTACCTGTTAGATACTACGCCGCGCACACTGGTCGATGGGGTGGGGCTGACAAGATTAACTTGCAGAACCTGCCAAGCCGAGGGCCGAACGGCAAAAAGCTAAAACGTGCGATCATTGCACCCGAAGGTCATACGATTGTCGAGGCTGACAGTTCACAGATCGAAGCGCGTGTACTTGCATGGTTTGCGGGACAAGATGATCTGACCGCTGCGTTTGCCAACGGCGAGGATGTGTACGTCAAGATGGCTGCACGTATATACGGCTGCGATGAAGAGGACGTAACAAAAGACCAACGCTTTGTTGGTAAGACCACGATCCTTGGCGCAGGGTACGGCATGGGTGCCGAGAAGTTTGGTATACAGTTAAAGACATTTGGGTTTGAAGTACCGCCTCACGAAGCGCGGCGTATCATACAGATTTATCGGGATGCCAACTGGAAGATCAGTAAAGTATGGCGTGATGCGAACTTTATGGTGCAGCAGCTATCGAACAACAGAGCGGCAGCCTTTGGTCGTAAAGATATCATCACAGTAGATGCGCAGAACCAAGGGCTGATACTGCCGAATGGACTGAGCATCTTGTACGAGAACTTGTACGCGGAGCAGAACGAACAGGGTCTGGAGTACAGCTATAAAACACGCAGAGGTCGCACCAGAATATATGGCGGCAAGGTAATAGAAAACGTGTGCCAAGCGATAGCCCGTTGCATCATAGGCGAACAGATGCTAAGAATTAGTAAGAAATACAAAGTGGTGTTAACGGTACACGACTCAATAGTTTGCTGTGTGAAAGACAACGAAGTCGAAGAAGCTCAAGCGTTTGTTGAACAGTGTATGAGGTGGACACCCGATTGGGCAACAGGTCTGCCAGTAGACTGCGAAAGCGGCACGGCAAAATCATATGGAGACTGTGAGTGAGTATCGCACCTTGGTCGTTTAGCAAAGCTAAAGCGTTTGAAACGTGTCCGAAGCAGTTCTATCACGAGAAAATCTTGAAGGAATATCCTGTCGAGGAGACAGAAGCCATGCGCTATGGCACCGAGTTCCACAAGGCTTGCGAAGATTACATCGGATCAGAAGTGCCGATCCCACCAAAGTTCGAGTTTATCAAGGCTACACTAGATGCGCTGAACAATAAGCGTGGTGTAAAGATATGTGAAAAGAAGTTGGGGCTTACTGCTGACCTAGAACCGTGTGACTTTTTTAGTAAGAAGGTTTGGTTCAGAGGTATAGCTGACCTAATAATCGTAGACGTGTTGGCACAAGTTGCATGGGTCATCGACTACAAGACAGGGAAGTCATCGAAGTATGCTGACAAGGGTCAGTTAGAACTTATGGCACTGACCGTCTTTGCACACTACCCCGAAATCAAAACGGTAAAGGCAGGGCTTCTATTTGTTGTAGCAGGTAGCTTGGTCAAAGCCGAATATGAAGTTGAACAGAGCGCAAGTCTTTGGGAGAAATGGCTTGGAATCTATGGTAAAATGGAGAAGGCGTTTGAGACAGATGTGTGGAACCCCCGCCCATCTGGTTTGTGCAAGCGTCACTGTCCAGTAACTGAATGCCCTCACAATGGGAGAAACTGATGCCATATACAAAGAAGAAACGCCCATACAAGAAAGAGTATGAGCAGCAAAAGAAACGCGGTGAACATGCAGACCGCATGGAACGCCAACGCGCTCGTCGCAAGATGGACAAGACTGGTAAAGATGCCAACAAAAACGGCAAAGCCGATAAACGAGAAGGCAAGGATATTGCCCACAAGAAACCGCTAAGTAAAGGCGGGACAAACAAAGACGGTTACAAAGTACAAAGCCGCAAAAAGAACCGCGCAGCGGGTGGGGCTATGAGCAGCCCGAAGAAAAAGAAGTAGTGATTCACTACCACGGAGAACAACATGCAGGTTATCAACGACAAGGCGTTGTTGCTGAAGGTAAGGAACCCTAAGCAGATTACGGCTGTCATACCAAAAAGTAAGGAGTTGTCGATGAATGAAGTCGTCGTAAACTGGGGGCTTGATGAAGCCCATACTCTCAGGAGTTTAAATATAAACGTACCGTCACCTATCACTAAACGGTACAACTGGCCGGGACAGTACAAGCCCTTCTCACACCAAAAAGATACAGCGTCTTTCTTGACCATGAACAAGAAGTCGTTCTGCTTCAACGAGCAGGGTACAGGTAAAACTGCATCGGCTATCTGGGCTGCTGACTATCTAATGACGCAGGGTAAAGTAAACCGTGTGTTGGTAGTCTGCCCGCTATCTATCATGGATAGTGCATGGCGTAACGACTTGTTTTCCTTTGCTATGCATCGAACCGTAGACGTGGCTCATGGTAGTAAAGAGAAACGCAAGAAGATCATCAACAGTGGTGCCGAGTTCGTAATCATAAACTACGATGGTGTCGAGATCGTTGCTGACGAGATAGCCAAGGGTGGCTTCGATCTATTCATTGTAGACGAGGCGACACACTACAAGAACGCGCAGACCAAACGGTGGAAGACACTGAACAAGCTAGTCGGTGAAAACGATTGGCTCTGGATGATGACAGGTACACCCGCTGCACAAAGTCCAGTCGATGCGTATGGTTTGGCAAAGCTAATTAACCCTCTGGCAGTGCCGAGGTTCTTCGGGTCATGGCGTGACATGGTCATGTGGAAGGTGACGCAGTTCAAATGGAAGCCAAAGGAAACAGCCAAAGATACTGTGTTCCGTGCATTGCAACCCGCGATTCGTTTTACAAAGGACGAGTGTCTTGATCTGCCTGACATGGTCTACACCAAACGCTTCGTCGAAATGACTGGGCAGCAGAAGAAATACTACGACACCTTACGCAAACGTCTTGTCATGGAAGTGGCAGGTGAGGATGTAACAGCAGCCAATGCCGCTATCGCTCTGAACAAACTATTGCAGATCAGCGCAGGGGCTATCTACACCGATGATGGTGACACGGTGCAATTCGATATCAAGAACCGCTACCAAGTCCTCAAAGAAGTTATCGACGAGAGCAGCAAGAAAGTTCTGGTGTTCGTGCCGTTCAAACACACGATTGATATGCTAGTCGATAAGCTGACCAGCGACGGCGTAACGTCGGAGATCATACGAGGAGATGTTCCTGCAAGTAAACGCACGGATATCTTTGACCGTTTTCAAAACAACCCCGATCCAAAAGTCTTGGTGATCCAACCACAAGCTGCGGCTCACGGCGTTACGCTGACCGCTGCAAACACTGTGGTATGGTGGGGGCCGACATCTTCACTCGAAACATATGCGCAGGCGAATGCTCGCGTACACCGTTCGGGGCAGACACATAAGTGTACCGTTATACAGTTGGCAGGGTCACCTGCGGAAAAACGTATTTACCGTATGTTAGATGATCGTATCAACATACATACAGAAATGATAAATCTGTACAAAGAAATACTTGACTAGATAGTATAAGTTACTATATGTCAGTTATACAAAGATATAATGGAGAATACACATGACGGTACCCGTCGAGAAATTAACCAAAGCGTACATCAAGATACGCGATAAACGTTCAGAGTTGTCTGCCAAATTCAAAGAAGAAGATGGTGCGCTTGCAGATCAGCAAGATAAGATTAAACGCGCTTTGCTCGACTATTGTAAAGAGCATGGCGTAGACAGTGTGCGTACCCCTGCAGGGTTGTTCTACCGCACTGTCAAACAACGCTACTGGACGAATGATTGGGAATCCATGCATAAATTTATCATGGAACATAACATACCTGAGTTCTTCGAGAAGCGTCTCAACCAAACAAACGTAAAGCAGTTCATAGAAGAGAACCCAGACTTAGTCCCTGCAGGGCTGAACGTGGACTCCGAATACGTTGTGTCAGTGAGGAAGAAATGACTGAAGAAACAACACCGTATGTAAACATCAATAAGGTTGCAGACTATTTCCAAGTCTCAATCTCAACCATTCGTAAGTGGGTCAACAATGGGTATATCCCAGACAGCACTTACATCAAAATCGGCGAAGTCTATAGATTTAGACTGGACGATGTAGAAGCGGCATTGACAGCCGCAACACAACAAGGGCAGAATGAAGCCCTTACACAATTATAATGGAGAACGGCATGGCAGAATTGTCATTATTTGAAGGGGGCAACTCCCTAGTAAGCAGCGACTTATTCAAACAGTTGCAGGAAACAGACGACAACTTGACAGGTGGTTCAGGTGGCGGGTCAGGCCCACGCCGAATCAGTCTGCGTGGTGGTCGGTTCCGTGAAATCGTAGGCGGCGAACAAGTCAATGTGAAGAGCGATGGCTTCTTAAACATGGTTATTGTTAATGCCGCAAAGTTGTCTCGTACTTACTATGCAGGTCAGTACGATCCAGAGAATCCATCTGCCCCAACTTGTTGGTCGCCAGATACGCAAGCTCCATCACCTGATGTTCCAAAGGATCAAATGCAAGCCGCTCGTTGCATGGACTGTCCACAGAATATCAAGGGTTCGGGGCAAGGTGAGAGCCGTGCCTGTAGGTTCTCCCAACGTCTAGCGGTCATGTTAGAAGGGGATATGGATACCGTCTACCAGCTACAGTTGCCTGCAACTTCAATCTTTGGGGAAGCTAAGGACGGTAAAATGGGCATGCAAGCATACGCTAAGTATCTTAAAGCCCACAAAACGCCATCGATTGCTGTGGTGACACAAGCGTACTTTGATGAAAACAGCGACACACCGAAGCTGTACTTCAAAGCGGTACGCCCTCTAACCGAGGAAGAACTACAGCAAGCAGTGGCAGCTAAGGATAGCGAAGACGCTACCAAGGCAATAACTTTGACTGTGTCTCAAACAGATGGGGTACAGGCAAAGCGGGATGGTGCAGTTGCTGACGATGAGGTGGACATCGGGGAGACAGCACCTGCACCAAAGAAGGTCGCCAAGAAGAAAGAGGTAGCTGCTCCCTCTGCATCAGAGGCTGACCTAGCATCTATTGTTGACGATTGGGACGACTAATTTAATACAGTAGATCGTCGTGGCGAGGTACTGGACAAAGCCTCGCCACGACATTTAACTTGGAGCAGCAGCAATGGAAACAACTACCTTTTTACAGGGGGTACTCAGCGACAATGGTCACTACTGCGTTTTCGCAGCGCGTAGTAAAGACGATATAAGAATACAAAAGTTCTATAGCACCATTGAAGAAGTCGAACGTGCAGCCAATAAATACGATAATGATGGCCTAGACGTTTACTTTGCACTCGCAACTTTCGAGGAACCTACCAACCGAAGAGCCGACAATGCACTAGAACTCAAGGCACTGTTCCTTGATTTAGATTGTGGGCCGTCAAAAGAATATCCTACTCAAGCCAGCGCCGTCGATGCGTTGCGGAGTTTCTGTAAACAACTCTCTCTGCCTAAGCCTTTGATGGTCAATAGCGGGAGAGGTGTGCATGTATACTGGCCCCTTACCGAAGCAGTTTCGGCGGAGCAATGGTTAGACGCAGCGGAGCGATTGAAGCGAGCCTGTGCAGACAACGGCCTACTAGCTGACCCTGCGGTAACAGCAGACATCGCACGTATATTACGTGTACCGAATACGCATAACTACAAAGATGACCCATTACCTGTGGAGTTCTTTGGAGTTGAGATGCCTGCGCCTGTGGTGCTGTCCGAGTTTGTAGAAAAACTTGGCGTAGTGATGCCAGTTACCAAGATAGACTTGGGTACAGATGCACTATACGAAGCCTACGTCGAAAATTCTGAGAACGTTTTCAAAACAATAATGAAGAAAACGATTGAGGGCCGAGGGTGTAAGCAGCTTGAATACATCGCCACGCAGCAGCACGAAGTAAGCGAACCTCTATGGAGAGCAGGGCTGTCGATTGCAAAGTTCTGCACGGACGGTGACAAGGCCGCAGAAAAGATATCAAATAATCACCCCAACTACAGCGAAGCAGAAATGCGCAAAAAGTTGGACGAGATCAAAGGCCCATACACCTGTGTACGTTTTGACGAGTTAAACGAAGGTGTGTGCCGAGACTGTCCACTTTGGGGCGAGATCAAATCTCCGATTGTATTGGGCAAGCGTATTCGGGAAACCGAAGGCGAGATCACTATATCTGCACCTGCACAGGGTAAGAAGCAAGCACAAGAGTTCGATGTGCCTGTGTTTCCCAAGCCATACTTCCGTGGGGCTGCAGGGGGTGTGTTCTTGCGCGGCACAAATGCTGACGGAGATATTGACGAAGAACTAATCTATCAGCACGATCTATATATCACTCGTCGTCTGCATGACGAGGAACTTGGCGAAACACTCGTCTTTCGCTTACACTTACCACGTGACGGTGTACGTCAGTTCACTGTGCCTCTTACCCATGTCACTTCCAGAGAAGAGTTTCGTAAGAGCATGGCGAAGCAAGGCGTTACCTCATGGGGCAAACAACTGGATAAGCTAATGGCATACACAACGAAATGGGTAGACGAACTGCAACACAGTTCAACTGCATCAGAAGCCCACCGCCAGTTTGGTTGGGTAGATGAAGATATGGAAGGCTTTGTGCTAGGGGAGAAGCTAGTCGAGGCCAATGACATAACCTACAACCCACCATCATCTAAGACCGCAGGGTTTATGGATGCGTTTGAACCGAAGGGTACAAAAGAGCGGAGCCTAGAACTACTAAACTTCTACAACCGCGATGGCTTTGAACTGCATCAATACGTGGTCGGCGTTGGTTTCGGCTCACCGCTAATGGCTCTGACAGGTCTAAACAGTATGGCTGTGCATCTATTTGGTGGGACAGGTGTTGGTAAGACCACTGCACAATATGCAGCCATGTCGATCTGGGGTAGTCCCGAACTACTCACGCTACAAAAGTCTGACACCCACAACTCTCGTATGAACCGTGGCGAAGTCATGCATAGCTTACCTCTCATATCTGATGAGATGACTAACGTCACAAGTGGAGAGATGTCTGAGTATGTTTACCAAGTGTCTGGCGGAAGACAGAAAAACAGATTGTCGGCTAACGGTAACGAAGAACGAGTACGCGGGAAGCCGTGGAAGCTACTTGCTTTGAGTTCAGGTAATACTAGCGCGTGGGAGATTTTAAGTCGAGACAAAGCTACGCCGAAAGCGGAGATGCAGCGACTATTTGAGATCAAGGTTCCCAAGATGATCTTTGATCCTGCAGATGTAAAGCTGACCGCTGACCTGCATGAGGACATCAAAACAAACTACGGTCACGTTGGCCCTGAGTATATACAGTGGGTCATCAACAACCAAGAACAAGCGAGAGCCATCGTGCAGCGAGCGAAAGCTAGGCTAGACGAGGCAGCGAACCTTGGCCCAGAAAACCGCTTCTGGTCAAACGGCAATGCTGTGATCCTTGCGGGTCTGATTATCGCTAAGAACCTTGGCTTGGTGAATTACGATACGAGTAAAATCTACAAGTGGATCGTCAAAGAACTAATACGCCGCAACAGCTTTGTGAATGATATCGGTGCATCGGTTGACGAGACAGTGGGTAACTACATCGCTGAGAACTTCAACAACATTCTCAAGATCGACAGTACG